GCGCCTTCTGACGCTGCTTCTTCTGCTCGGTCTCGCCCGCCTGCGCGGCGTTCTGGAACTTCTCGCTGTACTCGGGGTGGTCGGCCAGGATGTCGCCATCAGCGCCGGGGTGCCGCGCCAGTGCCATTGTCTTAGCGATGTCGACCTTGCCGGAGGACAACGCAGCAGTGATCGCGTCAGCGGCGGCCTTGTCGATCTCGTCGTCGTGCAGGCCGTGTAGTGCGGCGGCCTTACGCCACTCGGCTACCTGCTCTGGCGTGGAGATCGTGCCGTTCTGGAGGTTGCCGTTGAGGAGGGAGCCGAAGCCCTCCTCCTGCCGCTTGAAGCTCTCATTGATGGACTGCTTGAGGTAGTTGGCCTTGAGGTTCTTGAAGGACTCCTGAGCGCCGACCATGAAGGTCTTGCGGGATTCCTCGGGGAGGTCCTTGTCCTCAAGCCAGCCGTTGACCTTCGTCTGCAACCACTTGTCGATGTCCTCGCCCGGTTCCAGGCGGGCCAAGTCGGGAGCGATGTCGTTCTCGAACGAGTTGACGGCATTCGCGCCGTCGACCTGCTGGTAGCTCTTACGGAGGTTCTCGCTCGCCCCCTGGAGATCGGGAGCGACGCCAGTGACAGCGGCCTCGTCGGCCTTGGCCTTGCCGTCCTTCTCGTCCTGAATCTTCTGTTCGTGCGCTGCTTTGGCGTCAGCCTCCTTGCGTTCGGAGGCGTCCGCGCGGAGCTGCTGGTTCACGTCGCCCTGAAGACCCTGGAGGGCCGAGGCGACGCCCCACATTGCCCCGCGTGATCGCGGCTGGCTGGCTTGGACGGTGAGGCCGACGCCGCTCCCGCGTGACGGGTCGACGACTGGACGAGCAATAATCTGCTCGGGGGTCGAACGGGGCATAGTGGGTTCCTGTGGGGTAGGTTACTTGGACGCGGTTCGCGCGCCGGAGTAGGCGCTGGACGCGGACGAGATGAGACTCTGCGTGAGCTGACCGTTGATCTCATCGCCTCGGGCGCGAGCCTGCTGCGTGGATTCGGCAATGCCGTTCTCGCGGTTCTTCTCGATGCGCGACACGTCGCGGCCGGACTGCATCTGGATGTCGCTGATAACGGCGTCGGCGGAGTTACCCGTCACACCGGACTCGGCGGACGCAGCGCGTGCCGCAGCACGCTGTTCTCGCGCAGCACGCATTCGATCTTCAGTCTGAGCGGAGGCAGCTTCGTTAGTCTGCTTCTGCTCCTGCTTCATCTGGTCTTCGACAGCGTGGCGCTGCTGGTTGGCGCTATAGACCGCAGCCGCCGCCGAAGCGACGGCCAAGATGATGGGGATGGCGACTACGCACATTTGGGGAATCGACCGAACTCAATGAATTGGTGGTTGTTGAAGTCGTGGAGCTTCATCGGCTCGAAGCCGAGAGCGGACAGCCAGCGTTGGGCGCGGATGTGCCGGGCGTCCACGAAGTTGAATAGGCACCCGTAGCCGGGCTCGATGTCCGATATCCATTTGCGGGATACCTGCATGAACTCGCGTTGGACGCCGCCGAACCTTCCAGTGGACAGCATCCAAGGGACGCCGAGAGCAGCGTCCTTCGGGTACGGCCCCACGCCGAACACGCATTGCGGCTTGCCGCGCCATGACGCGACGAAGGACTCGTCGCTGTCCTTGATGGATGCCTCGATGGCTTCGCGTGGATCACTCCAACCGGAAGCCTCAAGTTCTGCCACATCCTCCGCGCACAGGTGGGCGGAGATATAGTCGATATCCGCCGACGTGGGCGTGGAGAAGTGGATCATCATTACTGGCGAACCTTTGTGGTGTAGTTGGCCTCCCACTGGACCGACTGGAACCAAGCGGGGTAGGGAGAGTCGCTGTCGAACGCTACGTTGACCTGATCGGCCTTGGAGGCCACGAGGAACGTGTGCGAGCCCGAAACGATGTTCGGAGTGTCGAGCACGAACGCCGCGTCCCCTGCGGTGCGGGAGGTGAACGTGTTGGTGAGCTGCGGGACGAGGGTGTCAATGGACTGATCGCGACCCTTCGGATACACGAGGCACCTGAAGTAGGCAGCGTCGGTGAACCGTACGGTCATCCTCCGGAGCTGGAGTCGACCCACTAGCTTCGCTGTGTTGTTCTGGTCACGGACGTACTGCTGCGACAGCGTGAGCCGCCGCTTGTAGCGATAGCCGATGACGTACCGACCCTGTGCCTTGTTGCCGGGTAGCCGGAGCGTCTGCCCGCCGTTGACCAGCGTCGCGCCGGTCAGTTCGAGGTGAGCGCCGGGTGACGGGAAGTCCGTCGTCTTCAGCACAACCAGGCCGTCCATCGTCGGCAGGGTGAACGGCACCGTGAGGTCCGTGTAGTTGCCGAAGGCGAAGTACGTGGGCATAACCACCTCGCGGCGGTCCAGGCAGATGTCGAACTTGCTGCTGACGAGCGGGAACACCGGGGAGGTACTCAGGTCCATGACGACCATCTCGACGCCACCGGCCGGGGCCTTAGCGACGATGTAGAGGTCGGTGCCGATGGCGTTCATGTGCACCACCTTGCCGAGCGTCGTGATTGCCCAGGGCGACCACGCGGACTGCTGCTTCTCATCGCCTACCCAGCGGAACTGGTGGACGTAGAGCTGTGACCCGGAAGGAGTGTCGTGGGCCAGGAGAACGAGGTCCGCGTCGACCGCCGCAGTCATGCAGCGGGTGGAGCCGGGCACATACGCCGGAACGTGGGCGGTGACATCGGCGGCAGTCGGGGTTACCTGCTCATCGGACACGAAGTATTCGCGCACTGTGGTGAACATCTTGGCGCTGCTGTCGTCGGCGAAGAACAGACTGGAGCCAGCCAGCACAGGCTTGATTACCGGATGGACCTGATAGGTCGTCACCGGGTCAATCTGCACGGTCTTCGGTGTAAGCGTCGGAGCACCCGTGAGCTGGAACAGGGAGTGTGAGCCCGTCGCGAAGACCATGAGGGCCTTCTGGTACGGGACAGCGTGCAGCATCTCCGCTACGCCTGACGTAGGCGCGTTGACGTCGATGACGTCGGAGTCCAGCAGTGAGGTCACGCTGGTCCGCCAGAAGTTGTAATACTGGCCGACCTCGGACATCACCACGTTCCCGTTCGACCCTACGATGCCCAGGCGGTCCTTGTGGAAGAACAGGTCACCGATGCGGTGATCGACAAAGGACGGAGGCGGGCTGCTATCGGTGTCGCCTGCAAACATCCCCTCCCACGGCAGGGGGCCATAGGAGAAGTAGAAGCCATCAGGATTGATCGAGTCGGGAATTCGCTTCAGGCCGTGGGGCATCGTCGCGGCGTCGAGGAAGCCTCGGAGGCCGGGCTTCGCCACCTCGCGCCACACCTTCATGCTCTCGTACTGGACGAAGTAGTTGTCGAAGGCGTTGGTGTTGTCGCCGCGAATCTCGTAGATCGGCGTGCCGACCATTGCGGTCTTCGGAAGGTCCTGAAACGTCTGAGCGGAACCCGAGACGATGCCGGGCGTGACCTGCCCCGAGAGACGCACAACCACGTCGCGATTCGCGATGAAGGTGTAGTCGTCGACCGTAACGGCCCGGAGCGACTTCCAGGTTTCGGCGAGGGTGTTGAGGTAACCCATCGACCCCTGATCGACGTTTACCTGATACTCGCGCCCCGTCTCGTGGTTGAACACGCGGACTCGGCCAGGGTAGATGCATACGATATAGCGCTCTTTCGAGTCACGCATGATGCTGTGGAAGAAGGCCGTGTCGGGAATGTCGGAGCCCAGGACTTGCACGAAGCGCGCGGGGGCACGAGGGCCTGCGCCACGGGACGGGCTGAAGTTGCAGTTCAGCGCTTCTTCGAGCTGGGACGGTTGGCGAACCGACGCGTCTTGCTGGGAGACCCCGCCGATCATCGACGGGATGGTTCCAGCCTGTAGCGTCACCGGGTGAAAATCTCGGAGACGTCGGTGCTGTCATTGAACATGTTGCCTTTCTCCTCGTACAGGCGCTCCTCGAACGCGAGAGCGTCGAAGGCAAGCTCCTCGTCGTCTTTGGTGAACTTGTAGGAGACATCGCTGCCCATAACGTCCGCCTGGAATTTGGTGGCCGCCTTGACGGTGATGTATCGACGCGCCGCTTCCGGCAGCGTCTCGAATGCGAACATCCAGACGACCTCGACCACGGGGCCGTTGTCGGTGTCGAAGATGTCGGTGCCATCCGTCGCATTGCGCAGTGCGCCGCCGCGAGGGACGATACGGCGCTCCTCGGACCGCGAAGGTCGGACAGAGAGCACGTTGGAAGGGAGGACCACGCGGCCATCAGCGGCCGGGGTGAAGTAGAAGTCGGTGTCCCGGTTGAAGTACCAGCCTCGCGTCTGTACCTCGCGCGTCTTGGACTGAAGCGTCGAGTAGGCGATGGCGGCGTCGGTGAATCCGATGGTGTCGAGGGAGTTGATGGGCGTCTCGCCGATAGCCTTTAGCATCTCGTTGACGGCCTCCAGCTCAGTAGTGGGCGTGAGTTCCATGAATCTCCAGAAGGAAAAAAAGCCCGCCACACCGGTTAGGGCGTGACGGGCTCAGGGGTGTTGCTTACGGAGCCGGAGCGGCCGAGGCCAGCTCGATAGCACCTGCAACGCGCAGCGGGTCGTGACCCAGGGCGAACTTCGACAGCATCAGGGTGCCCTGACGACGAGCGTCATAGGCATCTTCCAGAGCGAGGTCGAGCAGCTTCAGGGTGGCGACGGCCGACTTGTGGAACGCCACGGCGACGGTGCCGCTCGTGTCGATGCGGTACTTGGCCTGGAGGGTCGTGTTGGCCTTGTCGTTCGCACCCGGCATGTGGTTCGTCTTCAGGAGCTTGATGCGAGCCACGGAGTCGATCACGGCCTGAGCCAGGGAGGCACCAGCGGTCGGGTTGTAGTCGCGGTCGATCAGGTCCTTGTTCTGCGTGAGCAGATACCACTGCGCCGGACGGAGCGCGCAGATGACGTCCTCCTCCGGAATCTCCTTCTCGTCGAAGGTCTGACGTGCGGCACGGATGGCGTTAGCCAGGACCGTGGCGTCGGTCGCCATCTTGGTGTCGACGAGGACGGAGCCGCCCGGCTGACCGGCGACCGGACCTTCGAGCGTACGCGCAGCGCGGATGGCGCAACGCAGTTCGTTGAGCTGACGACGCTTCGCCAGTTCGAGGCCCTGCTGGCGGGTGTACTCGCTGCGGACGTCGTAGTGGTTCATGGCTTCGTCGATGTTCGCGATGAACACGTGCGAGATCAGCATCGGGTCGAGACCCACGGTGACTTCGCTGTGCTCGACGTTCAGACCGGTGATCTCGGTGCCCGGCACGTGGTACTCGCTGCCAATGGTGCCGATGGTCGGGAACGACGCGGACTTGCCGTGCGAGATGTTGCGTTCGGTCACATGACCGGCGAGCTTGTACTCCTCCTGAAACGACGCGAGCACTTCGCCTGCGTACTGTTCCATGAACAGCGCCTTGTCATCACCGGTGTTCTTCACCTGACCAAGACGGTTCGGATTTGCGTTCGACATTTACTTCGTAGGACTTCCTGTGGGGTAGAGGTAGAGAACCCGCGCGTAACCCGTGTGGGTAAGAGGCGCGGGCCGTATTACTTGAACTGCGAGTTGCGCAGTCGTTCGAGAACCGAATCGCGGAACGCGGGATCGGACTTGTACTTCGGGTTGCGCATGTCGGTGGTCATCTCGGCGCGAGACTTGTAGCCCTGCGCACCAGCGCCGCCGCCCTGACCAGCGAGCATCTGCTTCGGAGGGGCGCCGCGCTTCGACTCGAAACGAGCCTTCAGGGCCTCGACGGCCAACTGCGCACGTGCGACGTCACCGGAGGTAACGGCTTCGTTGAAAGCCTTCTTCTCGGTGTCCGTGTAGGCGTCCTTCGCGAACGTCAGGAGCGAGCTGTAGTTCTCAGCGGAACCGGCCGTGCCGAACACCGCCGTCTCGTACGCATCGACTTCGGCCTGCTTGCCACGGATGTACGTGTCCACCGCCTCGCGGGGAATGCCCCCATCGGCCAGCTTGTTGTACGTCTCGTCGGTGAGCTTGCCGTGCTCGGCGTACTCAGAGTTGAGGCCATCCCAATCCAGTCCGGCTTTGGTTACCGTTTCCTGAGCCGCAGCGTCGGTCTGGATCTCCAGGCCCGGCTGCTCGCTTTCGGCGGCGGGCTTCGCCTCGGTCGTCGGCTGAGAACCTTCGGTGCCCGCTTCACTCGTTGCGGAGGCGCCGGACTTCTCGACGAGCGCCGCGTGTGCGGCGATCAGGTCTTCGACGGAGTTGTAGCCGCCAAAGGGCTTCGGAGTGTCCGCCTGCTCGGTCGACGCCGGAGCGTCCACCGTCATCTGAATCTCGGACTTCTCACTCATGCGCCGGGAGCCCGTCCGTTGTAACGGGTCAGGCCGTTCACCGTGTCCTTGTACTTGTCCCACGGGTGCGTCGGCGCCTTGGCGGCCTTCTGTGCCGGGATGGGCTCGACAGGGGCCGTGTCGACCGGCGCGGTGGTTTCGCTTTCGACCGTTACGGCAGTGGCCGTGGTCTCGGTGTCACCCGCTACGGCCGTTGCCGTATCGGTCGGGGCAGCGGGGGCCGCCGTGGTCTGCGAAGTAGCCTTAGCCACTCAGGTCTCCTTGGGGTTGAGCACCAGCCATTGCGGCGGATGCGAGGTTGGGTGCGGCACGGATGGCCGCCTGATGAGTCGTCTGGTCCATCTGCTCCTGCTGGAGCTGCTCGTCGGACTTGATGAGGCCCTTCATCGACAGGTCGCTTGCGGCGCCCATGCGGGACATCAGCTCGCCTGCGTCGACACGCTGGGCGAAGACTTCGGGGCCGAGGACCTTCTGCGCTGCGCTCGCCCAATCGGTGAGCTTCTGCATGTCCTGACCACGACCAAGGGCGGCAACGCCCACGACGATGCGGGGCTTGATGACGTCCTTCGGAAGATCAGGGAGCCGGTGGGCGCGCTGGAGGCGGTCCATGATTCGGCGGACCAGCGGGAGCAGGAGGTCCTGCGCCAGGATGGAGTAGATGCCACCAAGGACTTCCTCCAGCTCTTGAGCCAGATAGCGGATTTCCTCAGCGGTCACCCGCTCGCCGTTGCGCTGGATCGACGTGCGAACGCCGAATGCCATCTCCAGGCGCGTGGTCAGCGTGCTGATGGTGTCGGTGACGAAGCGGAAGTCGGCGTACTTGTCCTGCGATACAGCCTGTAAGTCGGTCGCGTTGAAGCGGAGAACGTCGCCGGACTCAGCGGACGTGATGTCCTTTGGTCGAGCTTCGGAGTTCGGCTTCAGCGCCCACAGAACCTTTGCGGCCGCAGCGGCACCCTTTAGCACAGCCTTGCTGAGCTTCTCAAGTGCGTCGAAGTCGCCGAGATAGTCGAAGACGAGACCGGCGCCATAGTCCTCAGCGTCCTCCTCAGGAATCCGGAGGGGAATCCAGGGGCACGCGTCGATGGGATAGGAACCGTCAGAACCGGGAACGACGACGCCGTTGATCTCCTGATACACCAGCCAGAGGTCGCCCTCTCGATACACTCGGGTGTATAGGTCCACGTCGGTTGTGGCTTTCTCGTCGCCGCCGCCAGGGTTCTTGTTGTCGAGGCCGACAACCTTCTTCATCTCGTCCGACAAGGTGGCCGGGGCCACGCTGTCGAGCGTAATCATTTCCAGCACGTTGCCCATGCCATCGCGGTCGACGACGTAGCGAGTGAGCGGGTACGCCTTCGCATTGCCTTCGTCGGGGATGTAGAGCAGGACGTTGCCGGTAGCCACGAGGTGCTTCAGGCCGAAGCCGAGGCGACCACGCATACCGGAGGTCTCGATGTCGTTGATGACCGTGCGTTCGATCTCAGCCAGCCCGACTTCGAGTTCGCCCTGCTGGATGCCCGCCTGTTCGGCGAGCTGCTGCGCGTCCATGCCATCCGGGGACAGCTTGAAGAAGTTGGCATTGGCCGGGAACAGAGCGAGGAGCAGGCGGCTCGACAGCGAATTGACGCAGCGGGCGCCTGTGCCCTGGAAGGGGGTGGTGCGGGAAGAACTCGATTTACCCTTCGAGACTTCCTTGTAGAGCGTCGGGAGCGTGAGGTTTGCGCACTGACGCGCACGGCTCTCTGCGGTGTTTCTATCCGCCTTGAGCTTGTTGTACCTCGTCTCCGCTCCAACGGTGGGAGCCTGAGTCGTCAATTAGGGATTACGAGTGCGCTGCCGTAGCCAGTCGTCGGGACGGACGTACTGTCGTTGAGGTCGATGCGGAGCTTCCTGCGGCCAGTGGAGTTGACCTCCGGGGTCGCGGAGCCCTCACGGGCGGTCATTAGGACCGCTGGGGTTTCCTGCGTGTTGTCAGGGACCTTGGGTTTCTTACTGCACATGGCGGTCCTCCTGCTCCCGTTCGCGCTTGCGAAGCAGGGCCAGGACCAGCCGGCGCTCCCCCGTCCGGATCAGGAACTCGTCGCGGTCCTCTGCCGAGTCGAAAATGACCTCGGGGTAGGTGGCGGCCAGGTCGTCGATCAGGTCGTAGGAGTGGAGAGGGATCGAATCGCTCAGGGTGGGCCTTTTGGGTTCGGGAGGAACCCTTAGGGTTCCCTAGGGAGTCATAAGGGGGAAACTTCGTTTCCCTCCTATGTTCCGACTTATATCCACGGGTCGCGGACTTGGTACATTAAGCCGACGCCGACAGGGAAAGCGCCCATGAACCGCCTGACTCAACGTTTTGACGAGCTGCTTCAAGAGATTGACGGGATAATCGCCGGGGCGCAGACAAAGCGCGATCCGCTCAACGCCACTACGGTCGTATTTGTCGATTCGGAGGCTTTTCTTTCTTGGAAAGTCAAGGCGGCCAACGCGATAGAGAAGGCTGCTGGTCCAGATGCACCACAGTCGCAGAGCTTCGCCGACGCAGGGAAATTCGGATGGGCGGGCAACAAAAGCGCTGCGGAAAGCCAAAGGGCGGTGGTGCGCGCCGTGAGGGATGACCACGACGGTGGGTTCCTCGTGTCAACACGGGCACTCGCCAGGGCCGAAGTCTTCGACACTGAGTTGGATCAGGCAAAAGAGCTGCTCAGCCAGGGGTACTCGGTGCCCGCCGCCGTCATCGCCCGAACGGTTCTGGAGACCGCGATGCGCGGGCTCTGTGAGCAATACAAGGTCGACCCCGGAAACGGCAAGCTCGACTTTATGAATGCCGAGCTAGTGAAGAAGCAGGTGTATTCCGTCGTGGTCCAGAAGAACGTGACGTACATGTCGGGCGTGGGCAACAGCGCCGCTCATGGAAAGCACGATCAGTACAAAGCGTCTGACGTCCAAGCCATGATCGACGGGGTAACTCGGTTCCTCTTGGACTTCCCCACCGCCTAGCCCTCAGGCTGCAAAGTGCTTAGCGACTTCCCGCAGGTGATCCAGGCCGAACTCGTTGTTGACGACCACATCGCCGTGCGCAACCCGTACGCCTGCCTCAGACACGTGGCTGTTGACGGCTTCCGCGCCAGGGCGCCGGATGTGAATAATCTGGCCGCCCAGCTCGCGGATCATGGCGGCTTCGTTCTCGAAACGGACATCGGAGAAAACGACCAGCTCAGGGCGCCATGCGGGCGGGTAGTTCGCAGCGAACTCCAGCTCCTTGCGAGCAACCGTGATCCAGAGGTTCGGGTCGATCAGGTCGCGGCCCCACTCGGTACCAAGGGTCTGCATCATTTGGCGTGGGGATTTGCCACCAAACTCGGGAAGGGGTTGTTCCTTGAGCGGCCCGTCCAGCAGGTCGTCCATGTTGATGCCCGTGAGTTTTGAGATGAAGCGGCGGATCGGGTTGGCGAAGGACATGCGCTCGGCCTCGCCAAACTCGACGAGGAAGTTAGCAAGCGTGTCCTTGCCGGAGCGGGCTCGGCCGGTAATGCCGATGATCTTCATTTGGGTTGCCATAGGTTCACCTTGGAGGTCTTGAAGTCGTAGTCGCCGTGGCGAAGGATTCGGGCGAGCCGGGCCTGAAGGATCGCGTCGTCCTGTGTCAGACCCTTGGATTCGTAGACGGCCACGACGGCGGCCCATAGCGCGGCCAGGTGGTCGGCAGGGTCAGCGTCGAGGAACTTCTCGTGGACCGGCAGGAGCGCCGCGTCGGCCTTCTTCGGCCCGATGCTGGGACAGCCGGGGTAGTTATCCGTGGTGTCGCCCGTGAGGGTCTGGAGCATCCAGTACAGGTCCGCGTCGTGCTGCGAGATCGTCATGGTCCCCAGCTCGGGCTTGTTCGGGTTGTAGAGCCGCCCAACCAGCGTCCGCATGTCCTTGTCGATCGACACCATGATCTTCTTGCCGGGAGCCCGCTTGGCGTTGGGATTGGTCGCAAGCAGGCCGATGATGTCGTCGCCTTCGAGGTACTCGCGCTCGATCACCTTGTCGGCCCACAGCTCCTTGATCCAGCCGTCGACGTGATGCCAAAGCTCGGGGCGCACCTTACCGGCGCGGTTGGCTTTGTAGAGGGGATACAGGTCCTTGCGGAAGTTCGTGGAGACCGACAGCGGGAGAAGGAAGTCGTCGGCCTTGAACTTGTCCATCAGCTCCTCGACGTAATCTTCGAGTGCTGCCTTGGCCTTCGAGGGATTGATGATCTCGATAGGGCCTTCGTCGTCATCGTCGAAGCTGATCTTCTTGGTGTTCTGGAAGGCCAGCATGTAGCGCAGGACGTCTGCGTCGATGATGAGGGTCAGCACTCAGATGGCGGCGGTACGGACCAGCTCACGCCACCAGCTTTCGAAGGCGTCCAGCGTGCCTTCGATAAGGGCGGCGCCTACGACCAGCACGAGGTGCACCGGGAGGAGCAGAGCGCTGATAGCGACCAAGACGTACTTTAGCTTCCGGTCAACGAGCCACTGAGCCCAGGGGCGGAGGCGGCTCATGCGGCCACCTTCACCGACGCTTCCAGGCGTAGCACGTCGTAGGCACGGTAGACGTCTCGGAACATCGTCTCCTTGATCTGGACAGCCCCCGAGCGAATCAGCTCGTCGGCAAGCTCGTTTGCGGCCCTGCGGCGCAGCACTTCCCGCATGTGGTCTACGTGAGCGAGATCGACAGCGGCGAGGTACGCGCTCTGGATGGGAACTTCGACGTTCCGGCTGAGGACGCGGTGCGTGGGCGGGGTGACGACCTGAAGATTCTCGATGGTCTTGGTCAGCTCCGCGACCTGCGACAGGAGCGCAGTCTTGGTGGTCTTGGTCATTTCAGCTTCCTGAGATTCTTGAGTTTGGTGAGGGGCTTCAGGCCGTACGAGACGCCGACCGTGCACATGACCATCCAGCGCCACCACTCGGGCAGCGAGGCGTCCAGCGAGGTGAAGCCGTCGACGACGAAGTGTGCACAGCCGGGAACGAAGCAGAGGACGAGCGGGAGCATGACGATCACGAACATGGCCTCGTCTTTCCAGCCGGAGTTCTTCACGGCTTCGACTTCCCACTCGCCGTCCTTCTGTGCCTTTGCGATCTTCGCTTGCAGAGTGGCGAGCTTGAGGTTGTGCTCGGCGGCGGTCTCACGAACTTTGATGGCACGAGACTGGTCAATTGAGGACTTGATGCCGGTGAACGCCCACTGGACTGCGGAGGCCGCGAGTGAAAGCCAGCTCATTCGTCTTCCCCATCGGCGTCGCTCTCGATCTCGTAATGAATTCCGAGGGCGTCGCACAGCTCGCGCGCGAGGTCGGTATACCCGCAGTTGACGCCGAGGGACACGGCATCGTCGGCGTTGCCGCCGCACCAGCTATAGGCTTCGAACTCGTCGTTGTCGGTAGCGACACGCTCAGAGGCGAGGGCCTTGAGTCGGTCGACGATCTTAGGCGTGAGTCCGATCATTCCTGCACCTCGAACCAGTACGCCTGACAGGCACTGCCGGGCTCAGGCTGGTAGGAGCCGCCCCAGCCCACTGTCCACGAGTCAGAGCGCTCGTTGCGGTACACCTGATCCACGGGACCAGAGTCGTAAACGACCTTGCCGTCCTTCTTGCAGACGAGCTTTTCCTTGTAATCTGCGCAGCCGGTGAGGCCGAGAACGCTGAGGAGCGCGAGAGAGGTCAGAATCTTCTTCATGGGGATCACCATTCAAAGCTCGTCGCGTCGAGGTAGACCTGACAGTGACGGCGGATGTGGGAGAGGACCGGGCGGACCGGCGTGATGGACTTGTGGGTCAGACGGGCGAAGATTCGCCAGCCGTCTTCGGCCGCTTGAGTGCCGCGATGCGGTGTGCGCTGATCCATTGCGGTCCAAGCTTCCGGCTCGATGGACTGCGTGGGAACGCCCTTGATGGCGTTTGCGAGTTCAAGGTGTCCGGTTGGCACGCCGTCGACGTGCAGCGGGTTCTGAAGGAACTCGGTCAGCGGACCGTGGCTAACCCACAGCAACATGTCGGGAGCGGTGCGGTCGATCTTGTCGTAGCGAACACCGTCCCCGTCGCGCGGGACGTTGTCACAGTGCCAGTTCGGGATGCAGGGGTACTGGTCCTTCATCAGCATGTGAATCTTCAGGTCCAGCTCCCACTCCTCGGGGTTCTTCACCGGAGCGGAGTCGTACAGTGCGGACAGCTCGGGCATTAGCTCATATGCCTTCGGCAGCGGGCAGCGGAACAGGCCGCAGCCCAGCAGCTCGATGACGGACTGCGGGAAGTGCAGAGCGGTGCGCGAAACAAGACGCGGCGGGAAGAACAGCATGGGAACTCCTAATGGTTCTCTTGGTAATAGGCAGCGACACGCAGCAGCTCCTCGGGAGAGGCGTTGCTCTTGATTGCGTTAGCGCGAGAGGAGATGACTTTGACGTTGCCCTGGACGTAGCCGAGTGCTGGGTCAATGCGGTCGAGTGACGGACTGTTGGGACCTTGGGCGGCCCCTCCGGAGTTGCGGTAGAGCGGTAAGCCCAGCACCGGACAATGAAGCGGGATCACGATGTCCTCCACGCGGAGGTCGAACGGGATACCGCGCTTCTTTGCCCGGTGCTTCGTCAGTGCGAGGAGACGGCTCGCCGGAGTGGCAGGCTTCCTCAGTGCGTTTCCTTCCAGTTACGGCCGACCTTGAACTCGCCATCGAGCGGGCAGCGGAAGCCGAAGTGAGCGCCTGCGTCGTGGATTGCCTTCACGGCCTCCTGTCCGACGCGCTCCGCGATGTCCTCGTCAGCCTCGATCTGGAACTCGTCATGCACATTCGCGACGAACTCATAGTTCACGCCGGGAACGTAGCCGAGCGCCTGGAGGCGGTTGTCGAGGATCACGAGGGCCTTCTTCATCACGATGGCACCTGCGGACTGGAGGAGCGTGTTGAGCGCGGCATGGTCAGAACGGACGTGGACCTTGCGGCCGTCGAGGCCGAGCAGGTAGCCGTTCTTGTTCGCCTTCGCCTTGACGGCGGCCAACAGGTTCCCAAGGGCGGGAAGGCCCTCAAGGAATCGCTTCTTCAGGAGCGCACCAGCCTTACGGCCGCCTCCCGTGATCGAGCCGATCTTCTCGTCGCCCGCTCCGTAGAGGAAGGCGTAGATGAAGGTCTTGGCGTTGTCACGAGTGGGCAGTCCAGCAGCCGCCTGATTGACGGAGTGGATGTCGCCTTCGAGGATGACCTTGGCGTACTCGCCGTTGTCCCAGCGGGCCATGTAGTGCGCGAGGTTGCGCAGCTCCAGGCCAGAGGCGTCAGCGCCTACCAGCAGCTTCTTACGTGGGACATGGAACAGCGCGCGGCACTCGGCGCCGTAGGGTGACCCGCACTTCGGCACCTGAGCCATGTTCGGCCTGGAGTGCGTCATGCGGCCCGTGACGGCGCCGTTCTGCGTTACGCGGCCGTGGATGCGACCGTCTTTCTTGACGGCCTTGAACCACGCCTCCTTGCCCTCACTGAGCTGCCCGAGTCGCTTATCGACCAGCAGGTACTCCATCAGCAGCTTGCACTCGGGGAACTTCAGTCCCTCCAGCACCGTTTCGTCGACCTTCGGCGCACCGTTGTCAGTGAACTGCGTCGGCTTCCATCCGTACAGGGCGGTCAAACGGTTGGCGATGTGAGCACGGGAGGCCGGATTGAACACGACCGTCTTGTACTTCTGGATCGGTACGCCCTTCACGTAGCCCTTCGACGCGTTGTCGCGCTTGGGGATGAAGGGCTTGCCGTCCTTCGCTTGCCACGGTTTGAACACCACACGCAGCTCGTCAGCCAGCTCCGTTCGACGGATTGTCAGGATGCCTTCGAGTTCGCGCGCGCCGGTCTGGTCGAACAGGATGCCGTAGCGTTCCTGCCGCGAGATGATTGGCGCGATGTCGTGCTCCAGGCGGATCGACTCCTCGCTGAAGCCCTTGCTCATCAGCTTCAGGTACAACGCCACGGTGACAACGACGTCCTGCACGCAGTAGTCGTCCATCTCCTGATTCCACGCCGCCCACGGGTCAAGCCCACGTGCCTTCATGTCCTTCGAGTAGTCGCCCTTCCACTGGCCGAGGCGGATGCCCCAGGCTTCGAGTGCGTGGGAGCCGATGAGCTGCTTCCCGAAGTGCGTGTTCTTCTTGGCGAACTTGAAGTCGCGGTCCGTTAGGTCGGTGAAGATCAAGCGGGACATGATGAGCGTGTCCCACACGCGCCCCTTCGGCTTGAACCACGGGTACACCTTCTGGATCGCCGGGATATCGAACCCGATGATGTTGTGGCCGCAGATGTCCTCGGCGTCCATGAGGATGCGCAGGACGTCCTCGACTGTGAGGGCGGCCCCGTGGTCGTTACCCCGCAGCGTCTCGCCAGTCACGACGTTCTGGACGGCGATGCAGTGGATGACAGTCAGTTCTTCGAGGAGGCCATCGGTCTCACAGTCGAATGCGAGCATCCGTCAATAGCCTCCAGCGGAAGTGTCGACCGGAAGGCTCCGGCAGATGGACAGGTCGGCGACGAACTGGTCCGACAGCCGGTATCCGTACTGCGTCGTGTACCGATTGGACCTGCGCATAACGCGGTCGATGTGCTGATGGTTGAGGAAGTTCAGCACTCGGTCGGTGGCGTCATTGATCGCGCCGTCGACTGCGAACACGTCGACGTTCTCAATGTCGACCATCTCGGCGGCGAAGCCGCAGCATCGGAAGTCGAAGGACGCCGCAAGCGACCGGGCGTTCTTGTGGAACCGGAAGCCGATCAGGTTGAATGGAGCGTCGACACCGTTGGTAAACGACGGGAACGCCTCCTCACCCGGCTTAGTGATCTCTTTGAAACGCGAGTCCCACCGGAAGAACTGCACAGCCAACGACCAGTCGCCGTGGCTGGCGAAGAACAGGTCGTAGTCTTTCGTGGAGGTGCCGTCGATAAACGAGCGGAAGCAGCCGCCAGCGATGAACGCGAGGGCGCCCGTGCCAGCAGGCATCTTCCGGAAGATCGACAGGGCGTGATCGTGCAGAGCACTCCCTGCCGCGATCACGAGATCAGGTCCTTCAGCTTCGCCGACACGGCGACCGCGCGACGGTGCTGCTCGTTGTGCAGGTCCCACTCGTTGCTCAGGTCGACGATGGCGCCCTTGATGATGTCCTTCGACGTCACCGCGTGCTCAGCCGCAGCGTCGAGCTGGTCGATGGCCTTCTGTACGCCAGCCAGGGCGCGGTCCACGGACTTGGGGGCGATCAGGTTCAGGAAAGAGGTGAGCAGCTTCATGCGGGTAGTTCCTCGACAGTGATGGTTACGAGCACGCGCTTGGCCCCCTCTCGGAATTGAGAGGAGGCAGCGGATGCGGACTTGGGGAGGTAGGGGAAGCAGGCCGACGCGGCGGCTTCGAGCGGAGCGTCTTGCGGGATGTAGACGATGTGCGTTGTGGGCGTCAGAACGGCACGTCATCGCCCGGCTCGTCGCCGAACGGGTCATCGGAAGCAACGGGCTTCTCGTACAGGCGGCCGGTCTCCAGCTCGTAGCCGAGCGGGATGGTCTTGCCGGTTGACTGGCCGGTGAAGCGATCCTTCAGGACACGAAAGGTTGTCGTCTGCCGGACGTTCTCGTCTTCGGCCTGCTGGTCACGCTCCAGGCCGAACATGAAGTGGGACCAGAAGCCAATAGCTCGCGAGCCCTTGAAGTGCCGGATCATCACGCGACCGCCTTCCTCATGCGGCTTGCCCTCTGGAGTGGCAAGATGCGAGATGCCGTAAAAGCAGACGTTGTGCTTCTGGGCGAAGGAGGCGATCTCCTCCATGATCTTTTCCAGGGCCTTGCGCTCGTCCTCCTCAGCAGCCGCGAGGGCCGTAAGGTGGTCGAGGAAGAAGTGCTTCACGCCCTCAGCGGTCGCGAGGTACTTCATCTTCGCGAGGATGGTCTCCCACTCGGTGCTGCCGAAGCTGTCGTACATGAAGACGTTGCCGCTCGCTTCGATCTGCGAGAACGTTTCTTCCAGCTCGGACTGCTGCCACGAGTCGTCGGGGACGTGGAAGCGCTTACCGGCGAGCTTGCCTGCGACGCGCTTACCCGTTTCGACAGGCGGCTGCTCCAGATAGAACAGGCCGCACTTCTCGTTCAAGGTAATCGCCGTGTTCACGATCTCCTGAGTGAACCAGTCGGTCTTGCCGACGCCCGTACCGGCACCGAAGAAGTACACCTCGCCGTAGCGGCGGCCGTACGTCAGGTCGTTGAGAGTCGGGAGGAACCACGGGAGACCGCGCACAGCCCTCGTCAGCGCTTTCTCGCGGATGTCGCCGAAGGTAACGATGCCGTCCGGCCGGAATACCTTCGCGTTCCAGATGGCCGTGATGATCTCGCGGGACTTGTTGGCCTGGAGGAGTTCGTTCGGGTCTTTCGCGGGGAGGTGCGCGATCTTGCACTTGCCGGGAGTGAAAAGCTCCGAGCACTCGCGGGCAGCGTCTTGTCCGGGTTCGTCCATGTCGAACATGAGGACGACCTCCTCGAACTGCTCCAGCCATTCCAGCTCGCGCGCGAGCGACTTCTTGGCCCCTTGGGCACCGTTGGGGACGGAGACCACAGGCCACTTGTTCTCCTGCGCCTGCGATACCGACATTGCGTCGATCTCGCCTTCGGTGATGACGATACGGCGGCCGGGGCTCCAGAGGTGCTGACCGAACAGGCCGCACTTCTTGGAGTCGCCTTTGAACGAGAACTCCTTGTTTGCGTAACGCAGCTTCTGCGCCACGATGCCGTCACTGTTCCGGTAGTTGGCGATCTGCACACTCTTGTCGTGGTGCTTGCCAACCGTGTAGCCAAACTTTCGGCACGTGTCTTCGGTGATGCCGCGCTTTACGAGCGCAGAAACCTCACCGTGAAGGAAGTCCGTCATGGTGCGGTCTCGTTTCTTCGTGGTGGAAGGGGAGGCTTCGCCGTCACCCTTCTCGTAGTAGCCACAGCCGAAGCAGTGGCCGTGTCCGTCGCTGTAGCGCCCGAGGTTGTCTTTACTGCCGCACTCGGGGCAGGGCTCCTTGCGGAGGAACTCAGACTCGCTTCGTTCCACGCTGCATCGACCACATCGTCTTGCGCTTCTTGACACCGACGCCGCGCTTCAGCGAGCCGAGGATGATGTCCGCAGTGGCGTCGAGCTTGGCGCCGGTCTTGACGGTGATGTTCGCGAACGCTTCGCGCATCGTGGTGTTGACGTTCTGGTTCATGCGTTGTCCTTCAGTTCTTCGATCAGGTCGGTGAAGTCGGCATCGTCGAAGCCCATGTCACGCATGGCCTTCTCGATCTGCGATTCAGAGAACCGGCTCTCGCGGACGCGGACCGGGTGCAGGGGGAACGCCATGCGGCGCTGCGCGGGACTGAGGTCGTAACGGATGTAGCGCTGGCCTTTGGCGTCACGCTTCTCCTCTTTCACGAGGTCCCAGCCCGCAGCCACGATCTCGTCGATACGCGAGGCGAGACGGCGAATGCCGTAGACGCCGTGTGCTTCCCACTGCGAGATGGAACCCTCAGCGCGGAGGTGATTGAGAACGATGGTGGACTGCGGGGGCAGCTTCTTCATGGCGGTGTCCTAGTGGAGTGTTTTGAGTGGGCTTTCCGGCCCGTAGTGCTTCGGGAGCCGGTAGACGTCAGCGAGTGCCGAGAGGGCTTCGCGCTGCGCTGTCGTGAAGGAGCCGTAGGGCTCCAAGTGATCGTTGAGTCCGCCGATGAGGCAGACCTGATACGAGTGGGAGTTGGCGTTGCGGGAGAGCGCGCCGGGTTCGTCCAGGGGACGGCCGGGTTCGACAGTGCCGTCTCGTCGGATGACGAAGTGAACGGCGATCTTCGAATAGCCCGTGCGGCGGTGAGCGGAGGCCAGTTCGTCCGCGCCGATGTCCTGAGAGTCAGGCGTCATCGAGCACGTGACATAGAGCTGGTCGACCGATGTGAGCTTCTTCAGTCGCAACGGTAGATATGCACGTTGCTGTGTGCGGCTTCGCCTTTTGCGGCGAATCGTTTGGAGGAGGTGAGGAGGACGATCTGATCGTCGTCGTACCACCAGCCGGACACCTTAGTCACAACATCGAGCACGGCCTTGGCGGTGTTGTCGACGTCGTAGCGCGGGTATGTCAGCTTGGAGGTTCGAGCTTTCGTGGAGACGGACTCGACGATGACGAACAGCGGAGTCTTCTCGTGGAACGTGAGGGTGCCTGAGCCGATGAGTTTCTTGGCTTTCGCCATCCACTCGGAGTAGGTCTTCAGGTAGAACGTGCCCCAACGTGTGACGCGGGGACGCGAAGCGGGAACCGGTTCGAGGGGGAAGTGGATGGACGCCACACGAGTGGCGCCCTCCATGGTCGCGATTAGGCCCGAGAGGATCGGATCAGAAGTCACTACCGCCAGCGTCGGCCGGGGTCTCGTCGGCCTCGTCGTTGGACGAAGCGCTCGACGGTGCCGCGTTGAGGTCGGCATCCTCGGCTTCATAGCCGTCTTCTTCCTCGCCCATGCCCAGCGAGTCGGCGCTGTAGCCGCCACGCGCCACCAGTGCCAGCAGCTTCACGGCCAGCATTCGGTTGGACAGGTAGAACGTCTTCGCCGATGCGACAGGGCCACCGATGGTTTCGAAGCTCACACGGAGCGTTGAGCCACCGTAGATGTCGGGCGGGTTCTTCATCTCCTTGCCCTTGGCGTCGAAGATCGTGGGCTTCTGCGACCACTTCTTGCCGGTCTTGGTGACGCCGCTGGCCTTCATCTTGAAGTTGATGAGGATGCGGCCGGTCTCGTCGCCGTCCTTGTCCAGCTCCTCGGCGAACACGGGAGCGACGTCCCACTTCTCCAGGTCCTTGGCCTTGGCCTTGCGCTTCTCAGCCGGAGTCTTCTCCAGCTCCTCGGCCTTGAAGGCTTCGAACAGCTCGTCGCGACGCTTCTCCATCTCGGAGACCATTGCCGACACGACGTCTTCGTTCGGGTCGAGCGAGAGCTTGACGCTGTACTCGCCCTCCGCCTTGTACTTCGTGTCCGGCACGGTGAGAGCCGGGAACACGCCAGTGCCACGCGGGGTCAGGAGTACGGGGTATTTCTTAAATGCCATTCGTTTCTTCGTCTTCGTTGAGGGGGATGTTTGCTGCGTGCAGGACGCCGAGGTCGATTCCGGCGTAGAGACAGCGGAGGCGGGTGCTGCGTGACAGCGAGCCGGTGTCATCCAGCTCGCGGTACGCGTCCCTGATGAGGTCGTTCGGGTTCACAGGAACTTCTTCTCGATCTCGCCGCGTGCGTAGTCGCGGACGACGTTGAAGGTGTCCTCGTTCTGGAAGCTGACGTCGCGGTCCATGCGCCACACGGTGTGCAGCGCCTGGGAGCGGTCGATGCCGAGCGCATCAGTAACGAGATAGAAGGCGGTGGTCAGTGCGATGACCTGATTCGCCGGAGGGAGGTCTTGCAGGGAGTGGATGACACGGAATGCGCCATCGGCGGCTTCCACAGGTTCGCGGAAGCCGACTTGGGTGCTGACGTCAGGCACTCGCGCGGCGGTGCTTCAGGTCGAGGCGGATGTACGTCTGGATGCGGATTGCTTCCAGCAGGTTGTCGGTCTTGCGGGCACGATCTGCGAGGCGCTGATGGTGCTTGCCATAGAACGGGGCGACGGTGCGCTTCTTAGCCATGTGTCAGCTCCGGAGCGCGACGACGATGGCAAGAAACAGGATCACCAGCGTGATCGCGACGCCAATGAAGCTCGGCAAAAGCACGAGCCACCAGCTCCAGGCGATGACATTGCAGAGCTTGAGGACAGTGAAGATGAGGGTCAGGAGCGACCAGATGCCAAGGTTCATGGATCAGCCCTCCGTCACGAGCGACGAGCTGGACGCGCGGAAGTCCGCAAGCGTGCCGTGGGTCGCCGGGTCGTAGATCGCGAGGACCACGCCGTACTGGTCGACGGCGGTGTGGGTCTTCAGTCTGCTGTTGTACTGGATGGACATTTGCGTTTCCTCAAGAGTTACGAGTAGGTAATCGTTTAGGCAAAGAAATAAGCGGACTGCTCCACGAGGGAGAGGTCCAAGTCACCGCAGAGCGGAAGTTCGGGGAGCTTCTCGGCCAGCTCGGGGGTGAGCTGGGCAGCGAGTTCATCACGGAAGTCCGTCAGGACCTCGCGGGTGTACTGTTCAACGAAGGCCGCTCTCAGCGAGGCGGCGAGGACGTCGGTGTTGGCCGCGTGGGTTCCATACGAGTCATGGATCATCGCGAAGTCGGTGATGTCATTGTCGAGCGCGGTGCAGACGGTTAGCTTCAGGTGGGCTGCGTCACAGGAGTGGACGAAGTTCGGCGAGATGCCGAGGGCCTGTCTGCGGCCGTCGAGTTTTGTTCCATCGAAGTTCCGACTTATATTCACCACCCGCCCCGAAACGTGGGTCTTGATGATCTCCGCAGTCGGCTGGCGGTACTCCTGAAGCACGGGGAACCCGGCCGGAGTGGTCCAGCTCACGGGCATGTCGCCCTTGGCGGCAACCTTGGCGGCGTCCTTCAGCCAGTCCATCGCTTCACGGGCCGCCACGACTACCTGACCGATGGCTTCCCACAGGATGTCCGCGAGATATCCAGCGCGCTCGCGGGAGTCGTCGAGGCCGAGCTTCTTGCACTTGTCGACGATCTGGTTGCGCATTCCTGACTTCGTTACGCCGTACGGCAACGTCATAACCGGCTGCTTCACGAGGTCTCTGGACAGCGTGCCGTCCCACGTGATCGCGAAGGGGTTGCCTGCCTCGGCCTCCGCCTTGATGCGGGCCGCCGCGACGTGCATCACCTTCGTATAAATGTCGGCCGGGCGAACCTGAGGCATCAGATTGGTCGCCTCGCCGCCCACGGTGTCTCTCAGCATGGCCGAGAAGTTCTGGAGGCCGTTGCAGGAGCCGTCCAGGGCAATAGGGAGGTGGGACACGAAGTCCTCGCCACTCAGCTTGTAGCCAGCCCACTCGAAGCACGCCGCCAGGGCGCAGTACGGGGAGTCGGCCTCCGTCCAGAAGCGCTGCCCGTCCAGCGGGTCGAGCGCTGAGTCGAGGATTCGTGACTCATTACTATGTACCCACGCGATTCGCTCCTCGAACGGCACCTTATCGACGCCGAACAGATTGGCGATGTGAATGGCAAGCCATCGGGCGCCCGAGGGGCCAAGCGGTTTGCCCTCAGCAAAATGGAGAAGCGCCTTGGCCTGATCGTCGCCTTGAGGGTTCAGGGTGCCGGGGACCGGATAGACCCGCCCTCTGAAGTCGAAGGAGTGCGGGAAGTAGATGGCCTCCTCGGGGGCGAACCGGGCAGCAAGGGCGATCTTCTGTGCCGCCGCGACCCGTTGGGATGCCGAGCGGGCGTTCTTCTCGTAGATTTCTGCGCGACTGCGCTTCCACGCCTTGAACGCGTCGGGCTGGTCGACCTTGAAGACCTCCATGTCGTCCGAGGGGAGCGGCGGAATTCCCAGCAGCTCGCGGTGGGGCAGGTCGCCAATGCCGCCGCCTGCGTCCCAAGCGTCACGCATGACAGCCAGGACGGCCGAGTTCACACGCCACGGGGTCGCCTGGATGGCGTTGATGGCCTCGTAGACCTTAGGCATGTCGGCGTTGTCCAGCTCGCGCAGGTACGCCTTGTTCCGGGTGCGGACCAGCGGCACTAGGCCGCCCGCGTCCGTCAGGTAGCCACCTCCCTTCGAGGAGTTCCAGGGCCTCGGGGGCACCAGCATGGGCATCCGGACGGGCGAGAAGTGCGCGGCGGCATCGTGGGCCTTGTCGAGCCAGTCGAGGACGGCCTCGGTTCCCCGAAGGAGGGTGCGGCGGCGGTCCTGCCCGTGGCTCGTGTCCAGATAGAGCTGGGCCAGCCCGGTGGTCTCGATGAAGACCTCGATCATCTTCATGCCGAAGTGGATGCCGTCGTTGCCGGGGAACGCGAAGTGCTTGGCCTCCTCCATGGTGCGGCGGACGGCGGCCTCCATCACGTTGCGGCTGTGGCGCTTGGACGTCGCCTTCTTCAGGACGTTTTGCAGGTGCTTGTGGAGTCCCGGTGCTTCCTGCTGGAAGCGGGAGTAGTTGACGGAATCCTCGACGGCCGTTGCGATGGCCTCCGCCGCCGTCTGCACGCGCGTCTCTCCGTTGGAGATCGCGTTCATGCATGTGCGGCACGTCAGGTAAGCCAGCTCGGCGGCCGGGAAGTCCTCGGCCCAACGAACGGCGGTGTGCTTCTTGCCGGGCTTCCCGTTGCGGGCCTCGGCTACGAACTGGTCGATGCCGTCTGCAACGACAGTGATGGCGTCACGGATAAGGCGCTTGCCGGGGCCGGTGTCGGCCTCATCGTTGCGCTCCTTACCCTTCTTATAGCGGTCGATGCCGAGGGTGAGGGATTCCTCCTCCAAGGCGATCTGGCGGGCTCTCAGGTCTTGCTCGGTGTTCTGCACGATATTCATGCGGGGCTCCAGAAATGAGAAAGGCCCCTCGTGGGGGCCTTTGGGTCGATGAGTTGTCCGGTCGCTGGGCAAGCGCCCACGCGAAAACGCCCCGGCACCACGAGGGCACCAAGGCGTCTTTAGGGATTCGTAAGGGAGCCTTTAGGGAACCCTAAGGGGAGGTCACTACGTTCCCTCTTAGTCCCGACTTTTATTCACTCGCTGCGTGCTGGCGGCGCCCAGCGGCACCTTCTTCTAGGTGCCACCGGCACCCCGCCGTAACCGCCAGCGGCACCTACGTGCATTTTGTTGTTGGGGCGCATACGATTCAGTTCTATTTAGGTTCTGGCACCGCAAGGTGTGTGGGTTCGAGTCCCACCTTTCGCACCACCCCCAAGTGAATTGAATCATGCACTTAGGGGTTACGATGTCGTAAGAGTTACATCTAACGTAACAATCTCTGTCCCGTAACGCTCACCCCCTCGCAAGCGAGGTGCCGCGAAGGGCAGTGAGTGCCGCAGCGCCGTCGACCATGCTGTCTGTCTCGACGTGAGCGTAGGTGTCGGCGGTCGTCTTGATCGTCGTGTGGCCCAGCCACTCCTTCACCAGATTGATGTTGCCCGTGGCCTTCAGCAGGCGCGTCGCGCACGTGTGCCGGAGCGCGTGGATCACGCAGTCGTGGTCGACGATGCCAGCGAGCTTCTTGGCAGCGTTCCAGACGTGCTCGGCGCGGTCCTTCCCGAGGTCTTGGAAGGGACCGATCGGACGTGTGCCCTCCGCCTTGATCGCGAGCAGGATGGCCGTCGCTTCCGCCGTAAGGGGTACGGAGCGAGCCTTGTTGTTCTTGATCTCCTTCATGCGGTACAGGCGGATGACCCCGGCGTCGTGCTCGATGCCCTGGACATCGGACCAGCGCAGCCGGAGAGCCTCGCCAAGGCGCACGCCTGTCTCCACGAGGATCTTGAACAGCCTCAGGTAGAGGTGCGCGTCACGGCGGCGCGGAGAGCCTCCCTTGGAGCCCGGCATCACAGAGTCCAGCTCGGCGACCGCCTTGAACATCGCGGCCTCCTGCGTGTGCGTGAAGGAGAACTTGCGGGCGCCCAGCTCGGGGAGATACTTGATCTTCGGGATCGTCTTCGGGCCGTCCGGCAGCTCGCTCATGGCGCTGAACATTCGGCCGAGGCAGGCGAGGCGGCGATTGATAGTGCCAGGCGCGCTGGGTGGCTTGGAGTCGAGCTGAGCGGTGATGTACGCCTGGACGTCGGAGAAAGTGATCGAGGCGATCACGCGGTCCTCGCCGAAGTGCTTCATTACGTGCTTGCAGTTCGTCTGGTACGTCGCCTGGGCGCGGATGCTGCGCCACACGTGCGGGTCAGCGAAGCAGCGAGCGAATGCGGTCTTGAGAGTCAGGCCCCCGCTAGCGCGCAGCGCAGCGATGGAGCGTACGTGGCCCTCGCCGCGAACCAGTGCGACCAGCTCGGCCTGCGTCAGGTCGCGGTTGGCGTCGAGCGCGTCGATCACCAAGCGCTCTTTCGCTTCCGCGCGTACGCGATCACGCGTGCCCGAGGACACGACGACGCGGCGGTCATTAACCTGCACGCGGATCATGTAGTAGCGCTTGTCCGGCTGGCCGGGCTTTACGGTTCCCTTGAGGGCGAGGGGCATTTCGAACTCCCAATAAAAAACCCGCCACGAGGGCGGGTTCAATGCGTTGCGGATGTGGATAGGGGTTAGCGGCTGTACCGCTCCAGAAGACCATTCACGAAGTCAGCGAACTCTTTGGAGAACTCGACGCCTTCGTGTGTCAGGTTGATCTGGTTGTTCACGCGACTCGTGTCTGCGCGATCACGCTGGAGGAGACGGGGAATGCTCTCACCAGCTTTGGTCTTCGTATTGCCATCGAGCAGGTCGATCTGTCGCGAGATGGCAGCGGCGGTGACGCCGCCCACTTCTTTCACGAGATCAAACTGAAGCTCGCCTGGGTTTTTCATCGCGGCGAACAGAGTTGTCGTGGCCGCGAGACTGAGCTGTCCGCCGCCACCAGTCGATGTCCTGACCTTCTGAAGCAAATCGAACATAAGCTTCGATGCTTCGGTCGGGGAGAGGTGCTTCATGTGGAGTCCTGATCGGGTGAACGCCCCGAGAAAGGTAAAGCCTTACGACACCGAAAGCAATGACGGTCGTCAACGCTTCCGACTTCTCAACGTAGAAGCCACGTTCCGCTCTCCTGCGGATGATCTCCAGTTCGATGCGAGGGACTGCAAACATCTTCATTTCCTGGGTTTGTCGTTCTTGTTAGTCGTAAAAGTCTGCGTCCCTTTCACGAAACCTTCAATATGCGCAGCGCGTCACATTTCGACGTCTTTCAAGGCTCCCACGTGACGAATTACGGCACTCATCGCTTCGTCGGCGGACAAGCCACCCAGCGAATCCATGAGGGTGTTCAACGCTTCCCACAGGGATGCGGGGTAGACCACTTAGGGCCTCCCGCTGCGGATCAGCATGACAAGCGCGGCGATCCACACGACCACCTGGGGGACGAACCACCCCTTATGACCTGTGATGCACGCGAGGAAGCCGCAAGTCCCTGCGAAGGACAGCAGGACGAAGATGACCGCAAGGTTTCCCCAGCGGAATGTGGTTTTGGACATCGGGAATTCCCCCTGTAAGGAACCCAGCGAGCGAAGCTGTCTCGCTGGGTCGTGAGATTATGCGAGAGCAGTCTCGCCGTCCGAGACGGGCACGTAGACAACCAGCGGCATGTCCATGAAGGACGAGTCCAAGCGGTACACGATGGCGAGGCGGCGAAGTTCGCAGCGCCACTCGTCCGGGTCGTAGGAGTCGTGCGTCTTCTGGAGCATGTGGATCAGCTCGCGGTGCGCCGAGGGCGCGATTCCTTCACCAATCAGTCCTTCCCACGACATGCCGTTCTGGTGCGGACGGAGGGACGCCGCGTCCTGATCGGACAGCAGGGCACCGGCAGCGCACGCAAGGCCATCACGGCCACGATAGGCGCACCCACGGCGCTCGACGAGCAGACTGCGAGCGTTCTGCTTCAGCAGATGTTTGGCGGCCTGCTCAAAGACCTCCTGCGCCGATGCAGTCGGCAGGGTCGCGAGGGTGATAGTCCAGGCGAGGCCGTGCTTGGTCGCCACAGAACGAAGCGACGCTTCCCACAGTTCGACCGGCTTGTGATCGTGGATGCGCTGCAACTGCGTGATGAGGTCGCGGTGGCTGTCGGGGAAAATGTACGAACCCCAGCCCGAACCCTCCAGCCTCGGCGAGTATTCCTCATCCGCGATCAGGCACCCAGCGGCGCACTGAAGGCCGTCGACGCCGCGATAGGCGCACGTGCTCTTGACGCCTCCGTCGAGCGTGGACTGCCTGCGCTGCCGCAAGAGGTGATCGCGGACCTGTTCGAAGACCTGCTGGGCCGTGGCGGTTGCGAGGGTTGCGAGAGTGATCTTGGTCATGGCTTACGCCTCCGGATTGAGGGGAACGGTGGAGATCACGCGGATGCCGCGCGAACGTGCTTCGTTGCTGGCGTGCAGCTCTGCGTCGTAGAGCGCCTCGGCCTTGCAGCTCTCTGCCCACTTCCGTCCCTCGTGTTCGAAGACGGTGACGTAGGAGCGGAGCGGGTTTCTTGATGCGGACTTGCGGGCCATGCGGGTTCCTTGCTGGTCGTTGGGCATGAAAAAGCCGCCTCGCGGGCGGCCGTGGTGTGTGGTGCTGGCGTTCGCTGCTGCCCCCTCGTGGGAAGGGGCAGGGACTAACGTCAGGCGGTGTAGAACTGGCGAGCGATCAACAGGCCGGCCGCGAAGGCTTCGGCTTCCTTCTCGGTGCGTAGGTCTGCGATGCAGTCCACGCCGCCCTCCGTCTGGTGGGCGTACACGCTCCAGAACGTCTCGCGACCCTTGGCGGCCTCGGGGTCGTCCTCGACGCGGAAGACCTCCCCGCCGTCGTCTACGCACTCGCTGATTTCGATGGCTCCATCCCAGCCGGTCAGGGCCGCCGGGACACCTTCGCCGATCAGCACGGCGGCCAGCACTTTCAGTTCGGCGCTATGCATGTGCAGTCCTCAACTCGCTTGCGTAGGTGACGAGCAGCTCGGCGCGGAAGTCGTCCTCGGCCAGCTCGCGTTTCCCGTCCTCCAGCCAGAAGCCGAGGGCCAGCCAATAGATGTCCCCGGCAGGATCGAAGCCGGAGTCGGCGCACCACTCGCGCCACTCCTCCAAGTCGAAGCGAACGATAGGAAAGAGGTCGCACTCGCGGCGCTCCCACTGCGCGGACTCGATGACAAGCCCCGTCTTCGAGTTGACGATCCACCAGCCTGCATGGGCGTCAACACGTATGGTCTCGACGCCATCCATCAGCGGAACCACCTGCGCCCGATGGACGCGCCCAGCTCGCGACGAGCGAACGCGCGGATGCCGTCGCCGCTTACGTCGGTCGGGCCGTTCTCGCGCCAGTATTCCCACAGCGCGCTCGCCAGCACAGCGCACGCCGCCGCACGGAACTCCATGGGGAAATACTGGCCCGCGCAGTAGCTCAAGGTCTTGCCGTCCCACGACAGCCTGCCGCTGAATGCGCGGCGCATGGCGTCCTTGAGGGCCTGCGCGTCGATCCCGTTCCGCCAACCCACAGCCGAGAGCATTCGCTCCGCGTGCTGAAGCTGCTTCGTTGCTTCGCGAACGTCGGCCCGGTACGAGGTGGCGTCGCCGTAATTGCCGTACTCGAAGCCTGGACGCTGCCTCACGTATTTCTGGAGTGCGCTCAGGATCAGCTCACGCTCGTCTGTGGTGTTCATGCTTCTTCCTCCTGCGCCTTCTCGTACGCGGCGAACGCGTCAAACACCTGAGAGAACCCGCCGAAGCGCGTGTCGTTGCGGAGCGCGCGGAGCAGGCCCCACTGGCGCCGGTTATCAGTCATCCAGTCTTCGCGGAGCTGCGCCTGCCAGTTGCGGCCCTGTTCGGCCTTGTAGGTGGCGAGCGCTCCCGCATAGGGCGTGATGAGCGCGATGGCTTCACTTTTCTTGAGACGCACGGTTAGAACTCCTGCCCGATCTGATAGGCGATGAAGTGACGGCCCGCGTGTCGCCCCTCACTCACGCAGGCGAACCGCACGGGTGCCTCGCGAGACGATGCGAACAACGGACCTTCAAGGTGGATGACGTGACACCGGGCGAACTTGCGCACGGCTTCAAAGATGTTTTCGGCGACGACGATGCGGCTGGGCTTAACCCGGCCGTTCACTTCAGCGATGCGATACGCACGCATGTGACCCCCCGAATCGCGGGCAACAAAAAACCCGCTGAGTTACCAGCGGGTTCGATGGGTTACGCCTGGAGTCGTTAGGGCGCTACAGGACCTTGACGAGGACCGCAGCGACTGCGCCGACCACGCCGACCACGAGGGCGCCGAAGGCGACCATCGGGTAGTAGCGCAGCTCCGCGTTGATCTTCGACGTCTCAGCGCCGAGCTTCATCGTCTCCGCGATGGTCTTGGAGATGTTCGCGTGGATCAGTTCGAGGTCGGCGGCGTTCACGGTCTTGGCCTCAGCCATTGGATGCTCCTAGCGTATCAGGGTGAATGGGTGTGTGGCATTCGCTGCTGCCCCCTCGTGAGAAGGGGCAGGGACGAAGGTCACGCGCTGGTGTGGCGCTTGTGTTCCTCGCTCATGTGGAGGCCGGTACTCACGGCATCCTCGATATCGTCCGTGTAGTGGGCAACATCCTCAGCGCGGCCGGTCGGCCACCCTTTGAAGGTGACGCGGTACTCGCCGTCACGCTTGCGGATCGTCATGCCGTGTTCGGCCAGCTTGGCCTTGGCGGTCTTCAGGTTCATTTGGCCCCCCGTACGCCGTCTTTGGCGTTCTGGCGGACCTTGTGGCGGACGATGGCGTCGCGGATGCGGGCCACAGTCTTCGGGTCGGGCTTGTTGAATTCGATAGGCATGTGGGCTCTCCTTAGGCCGGGATCACGAGACAACGGACAGCGCCATAGGCGGTGTCGAGACGGTCGGCTTGGTCATAAGCCCGAGTCAGGCTTTTCCAGCGGCCGAGGATCTTCCTGCTGCGTGCGTCGATGACGTGGTACATGCTCAGAACTCCTTCTGGTTCGTGGGGATGCCGTATGCGTCCCCGGCTGGTCTTCTGCGGTACTTCCAGCGGTCGAGTGCGTTCATGTGTTCTCCGTGTCGTGGGGGTTGGTAACGGCAGCGCGCTTCCGGTGCTGCCAGTGATGCCCCCTCGTCGAAGGGGCATGACTCGCGTCACCAATGCGTAACCGTTACGACATCGCAATCATTTGGGCGTAATTAGCCCGTGGCATCTGCATCAGTGCGCCTTGCGGCATAGCTGGTCAGTGAATAGCCCGGTGGATTCGTGCTGGTGGGTGGTGCCGGTCGTTGCCTTGACCGTGGAACCTAGCTTACAGCCAAATTACGTTTCGTCAAGCGTTGCGTGGCGGTACTCGTTCCGTCGTGCAGTGCCCGGCAGGGCGGAGGCGGTGCCTCCGTTCGCCGCTCGTTTCCCTCGGGGGCCATCAGGCTAGTCCCTCGGTTCCCTTGCGGCTCCACGTTTGCCCTTGGGGCGGCCCGTGGTGCCCTGTGGTCCATCACTGCGCAGGCCGTGAGGCGTGCCAGTCAGCGGCGGTCCGTGCCTCGACTTGGAGCCCATCCTATCACCAAATTACGAATCGTCAAGCGTTCCGTATGCGCAATCGTTACGGGTCGTCAGTGGCCCTGTGTGGCCGTTGGGGTCGTGAGGTAGGCCATGGGCCGGGCAGGGCGGCGGGCGGGCCGTGTGGTGCCGTGTGCGGTGCCGGTGGGTCGTGAGGGTTCGTTAGGGGTCGTGAGCAAAACGACAGATGAGGACAGACACGAGCGCAAACACGACAGCGCAGGGCAGGCCATTGGTGGCCGTGAGTTGCCCAGGGTGATCGTGTGATAGCTCGTGAGGTGCCGCACCGCATCCCGTATCTGGTGCAGATGCATGTGTATCAGGCACTTACGTAACGAGGTGCCGCCAGAGGTGCCGCCGAGATAGGCACCGCGCGGCTACGCGGGCGCGTCAATGATCGCGCGAGGGTCGTCAGGGGCCGAGGGGGTACAGGGGGGACTCGCGCGCCTGCGGACTGTCAGATACCCCAACGGAAATTTCTGCTAAACATTTCAGGGGTCAGCGGAGCGCGCCGCGCTTTTCCAGGCACCGCTCTGCCACGAGGGTGCGCCACTCGTCCGCAGGGAAGCCCGGCGTCTTGTAGACCGCATCTATGGCATCCATGCGGGCCTGTTCGAGGTCCTTGTCGGCGAGTGGCGGCAACTGCTTGAGGTCCTGCTTAGGAATGCCGAGGTCGTGTTGCTCAGCTAGGTGACCGTAGAAGTTGCCGAGCTTCAGACACGCCAGCGCGATTCCGCGAGAGTCGTCAGCGTGGGCGCTGTGGATCGCGAAGACGGCTAGGACGACGAGAAGGCGTTTCATGCTAAGTGCTTGTTCGTGCAGGGGCGCGGAATATAACAGTGAACATAGGAGCGAAGCGACAGGAGAGAGAAGCAAAGACTCCTAAAGGTACATAAGGACTCCCTGAAGACTCCTCATGGTTACGCCTGGTTATCACCTCCATCATCCACTCCCACCTCCCTGTTGTGGGAACTGAACCTTCGCTACGACCGAATTGCCATTGCAGGAGGTGTCAAGTGAGCCTGCACTGCTACGGCACCACTTCCGGCAATCTTGACCGCAGCGATGACTGTCTGCGCGGAGACTCCAAGCACCAACCCCCACAGCATCACGTCGTAGTCATCGCTCACATCAACACGCGTCGTTAGAGGTTTGTAAGCGTCCGGCCGCTCTGTCATGCATATCCAGGCCCATCACGCCAGCGGCAAATGCCGGACCGAGCGTACGGATAGGTCAGCTTAGCCCCTCGGCTGCACCTCTGCGTGATGAGAGCAGATGCGCGGTCACAGCTTCGGTGCAAGCGTTTCCTGCTGAAGCCGCTGCACCGCTGCACGGCCAAGCACCATCGCGTCCGCCACTGCATCCAGTGGACTGTCAAATAATTTATCCCCGAAACCGGTCTCCACTGCATCACCGGCTAGGTCTCTGACCTCGTACATAGCGACTCGCCCAACGCCATCGGGACCGGGAGCACTGCCAAAGCAGCATTGATAAAGCATCCTGGGCATGGATCGTCCTTCCTAAACTATCCACCCTACGCTGCGTCCGTGAATTTGAGGCGATGGCAGGCCCAGGTGGCCCTGCGCCAGTTCCGGTCATGGCGTGAGAATGTTCAAGATGTCTGAGGATATGGAAGCCATCGGGTTTACCCTCTAGCCGAGCTGACGGTTATGGCGTCGAGCTGCTGGAAATATTAGCCTTGCGCTCCGCCTCGATGTCCGCCCACTCGGCACGAACCTCGGCGATGAACTCAGGAACGTGCTCCTTCACGATGGTCACCGCAGCGTACGCAGGGACCACGATGAAGCGGAGGATCAGCCACGCCCAGGTGCGGGTGTAGGCGAAGGAGTAGAAACGCTGGAGCTTGGTCAGTTCGGTCATGGGGTTTTCCAGAGGTTGATTTCAGCAGCCCGACGATTCGTCAGGCCGTCATTGACGCGGACGGTGCCGTCCTTGAGGGTTTCTTTGTTCCACCGCGCAAGCTCCCGAGGAACCGACGCGTAGTCGCCCTGGTTGAGGATGCGGAGCAGGGTGGAAGACATGAGGCGCGAGGCGCCGAGATTGAACACGAAGGAGGCCAGTACGATGCGCTGGTTGGCGCTGAGAGGGACGCGCACGAGGCGGTCCACCGCTTCCAGAGCGTGAGCAGCGTCGGCCTTCAGGAGAGCCCTGGAGGCTGCTAGGCTGATGGTCAGCCCAGGACGAACCTCAGGGCCGGTATGACCGACACCGATGGTCCACTTGCCAGTACCGTCCTTGCGGTCGTTGTAAGCAGTTAGCCGTTCGCCCTCAACCTTCAGTAGGAAGGCTTCGAGGGCAGGATTCACAGGTGCAGAAGTGATAGTTCCTCAGGTGGTTGAATGAACGCCCCAGCGACGCAGCAGGAGACCCTGTACGCCCTTGCGGTGATGTCAGGGGTGCTCGCGTATTGCCCGAAGCACGAGACGTACTACAGGGGCGTGGTGATGCCTCAGGACGCCATGCCGATCTACGACAGGCACCTCGCAGAGGCACGCGCGTGCTTCAGCTCGCCGGTCGCTTTCTACACGGCGCTGAAGCACGCGCGTGCGATCCATGAGGACACGTTCTGTCGCCAATGCACACGCGCGGTGGGCTTCGTCTAGTAGTGGTCGAAGTAGTTCGTTGAACGACTGGAGTAGCCGAGCACTGACTCCTCGAACTTCCGCAGCTCCTCGTCGAACAGCTCCTCGGCCCTCTTGTCCTCCTCGCGAGTGATGTCCCGACTGAGCCATTCGGTCCAGTAGGCGACAGCCATGGCGAGCGCATCGAGACGGTCATCGTGCCGCAGAGCGCCACGTTCCCGAGTGATGCGGGTGAGCTGGTGAAAGAGCTGGTACTTGGGGTCGGACTTCTGGTCAGCGCGGAGCAGTGCAGCGTCAACGACAAGGCGGTGCTGGTTGAGTACCGGCTCCAGCGTGTCGATGATGCGGCGTTCCTTCTGGCCCGTGCTGCGGACCTCCTCGACTGAGCAGGGATAGATGCGTCGGAGCACGGGCTCTAGCAGCTTCACGAACATGCCGTCGCCGAAGTTGGACTCGACGAGGATTGCCTTGACCTTCTCGGCCCGTGCGATGTGCGCGATCTGCTCCAGGGCTTCGTCGGAGTACCCGCCCGTGATGCCGCCAGCGCGTCGGAGGAAGACCATGCCGCGCAGCATCTTGGTGACCGTGTAGCCCGTCTCGTCTCCGCCACGGCCCGAGGGGTCGATGGTGAGCAGCGAGCCCGTGAACTCCTCGACGTCCTTAGCGACGTACATGGGGCGGTGCAGGCGGTCGCCCGTGAACCCCACGGCCGGGATGTCGTTGATGATCTGCTCGGGACCAGAGGCCCACATGACACGGATGGGGGCGGCCTCGCGGTCGACGTCCATCACGATCAGGTCCGATAGCTTCAGCGGGTAGCGCTCGCTGTCCGAGAGCGTCGTGTCCAGCATGAACTGGAGCATGAAGCCAGAGCGGCCGTAGGAAGCCTCTCGGTCCATCAGGTCGTTCTCATGGAACCGCGAGGGCTCCACAGGCTTCCAGGCGATTGCCGGGTTCGTCTCGAACGCTTCCGCGATGTAGGGCGCGAGGCGGCCGAGATACTGGCCGTAGTGCTTCGCGTCCCTCGGGTAGCGTGCGGGCCACACACGGATTTCGTAGCCACGTTCCGGCAGGCGGTTGTAGATCGACTCCTCTGTCTGCGGCGTGCCCAGGTAAATGATCTCGGCGTTCGCCAGGGGCTTGAGGATTGCGTCGAACTCCTTGATGAGTTCGGACAGCTTCTCCCGCTGCGCGACGGTCGCAGAGTTCTTCACGACCTCGACGTCATCAGCAATGATCGTGTCGGCGCGCGAGCCGGTGAGCTGGCCCGTGATACCGACAGACTTCACGGAGGGGGA